GTTGTATACAGTGATGCGATCACTTGTAATAGCTTCTTTCATGTAGTGTTCAACTATCTTTTCCATATTATCTTTATAAGCACGAGCTTGTTCTCTAATAGCGGGATGTGCGCTATCTGAAACAGAAATAATCTTTGCCACACAATCTTTAGAAACTTCTTCTGGAGTAAACCCACGATGATCTGTGGTTTTTACCTCAACTAAAGTTGCGTTCTGAGGCATACTAGCGTTGAACTCAAACATCTATATCTCCATACGAGGTTGACCATCACGGTAGTCATCTCGCTTCAATCTTCCTTCGCCAAGCACCATAACACGTTTCAAAGCATCATTATACCTTTGTTGATACATGCCAAGAACATCTGCTTCGCCCTTCATAAATATATAAGCCTCTACCAAAGATCCATACAATAGTGCCTCTTCTGCATTATCTCCTAGCCATGAGGTGCTTGAGGTTACAATAGAGGGAGGATCAAAATAATAGTGCAATTGAACTAAATAGGCGGAATCTGGTGTTGGCCCAAGTAAAAAATGACCTGGCGTAGAGGAAGCTACAACATCTCCATCAAACTCTGCATAATACTTTGGAAGTCCACCAGTGGTATTATTTGGATATGCCTCTCTTATAAAGTTCACATCCTTTGGTAAAAGATAGTTATAGTTATTTGAACCGTCTACTACGGCAATAGAAAATGGAGCTAAAAAATCTGATGGCCTTGCTAGAAATCTATTGTTTTGTGTTAGATTAGCGGTCACATTTTTTCTTAGCTCTGGAACTAATACAGTACGATAAATCTTTTCTTCTGTTTGTCGCACAAACGTAGGAATGTTATTAACGAAAGTTGTTTCATCGTTTTCAGTAAAATCTTTTATAGACTGTAATAATTCAGCGTAATTCATTCTTCAGCCTCGTTATAAAGATTATCGAACACTCTATTTACATCTAACGTATAGTCTAAATCAGATTTAGAATAATGTATATGCTGAGATGGCATAAAGTCAGGAGCACCCTTCCCAGTCTCAAACCATGCAGGATGCGTTACCCTTACACGATTATTTGGAAGTGCCACTACGTTACCTGTCCATTCACCTGCATCAAGCAACTGCATTACATGACTCTGCTTATGCTGTGCAGGATCATCTGCTATTTCACTCTCTGCATAATCAACAGTAAACAAATACTTTGCTGCATACATATTGCCATCTATCTTAGCTATCCAAGGACATGGAGTTGCTCTATCTAAAACATACACGGCATGATTGTAAGCTGAACAATCCCAAGGCTGCGCGTCATGCACCGCCATAGGTTCAGGCCAATCCTCTAGTGGCTCATCAGCTACTAAAGCAGTTATCGGCATTCTAGCCCACATTGCACCACCGTGTACATTTTCTTCACCTTCTTCATCAGCCTCAGACCCTGTAAATATAACCTGAAAGCTTAGACACCTATTAGGCATCGTTGTGACCGCAATAGCCATCGCATGAAGGAACTCGCCATGATAACGCTCGTGATTACAAGTATATTCACGGCGAACCCAACATTTGAAATGTGGTATGTTGCTTTGCAAATATGCCATTCTTACCCATTGCGAGTAAACTTCTGCGGCCTTGCTGCACCACTACCACGAGCTACTCCCCCTCTTGCTCTTCCTTTTGATTTCATTCTACCACCATGTTGTTTCTTCATGACTCCACCCTTAGCCATTCCTTTTTTTCTCATAGAACCACCACCCATTTTCTTGATAGCTCCACCCTTGGCGTAACCCTTCTTCTTCATGGCTCCACCCTTAGCCATGCCCTTTTTCTTCATCATGCCACCGCCCATTGCTTTAACGGCTGTCTTTTTTGCTTTCTTTTTAGCTTGATCAAGTTGACCTGATTTTTTTCTTTGCGCTCTACGTCTGTCTGCGCGTGACATCTCTAATTCAGATTTTGTCATAGGTCTAAATGCTTTACGAGGAGCATCCTTTCCTATCTTTGATAATGGAATACCGTCTTTATTTTTGCCGCTACCTGCATTTGGATTAGAAAGATTACGATGTAAATTTTTTGGCATCTTTTTCTTTACAGTTTTTCCACCTACACCTTTTTTAACAACACCGCCTTTTGCCATGCCCTTTTTCTTAGTAGCACCGCCCTTTTTCATTTTACCTACGCCATCAGCAGCAAAAAACGGAACTTTCTTTCCGTCTTTCTCTACCATTTTAAGCTTGCTGCCTTTCTTCATAGCGATTGGCTTCTTCTTCATAGCTCCGCCTTTTGCGTAGCCTTTCTTTTTCATTGCGCCACCTTTGGCATAACCTTTTTTCTTCATAGCCATTTTAATCTCCTACGTTATGTTAATTTGACCACCCATATTAGGATGAATTTGACAGTAATAATAAAGTGTTGGAGTGCCGTATGCTACAGTTATTTGTGTTGTATATGCAGAATCATCTTTTACAACGCCTGTTGTGTACTCTACGCCATCATTATGAGTTCCGTCTGACGTGGTTGAAAGTCGTAAAGGATGACTAGTAGCCGCTGACCAATTAAACAAATACGTCTGACCTTCAGAAAGAGTTAGTGTAGGTTGCAAAGCCCCATCAATATAATATCTGTTGCCTGCCCCTGGATTGGCTACTGTCACTGTAAATGTTTGTGTCACTACCGTAGTATTGACAGTCACTGTGCCAATAGAAGAAATCATATACTCAGCAGTATTCCCAACAGGATTCCATCCTATTATTTGTCTGCTTATTTCTACAGAATTGTCTGGTCTTGGATTTCTTAAAGACTGAGGATCAAATATTTTTATTCTGCCAAGAAAATTTTGAGGCTGATCAGGATCGGCAACATCCCTGCCAACTAAAAAACCTGTTTTAGTACCATTCTTATACTCAGGCACAAGGTCTTTTAAAGGATACCTAAACCCAGTTCTATCACAAAATCCAAAAGCATATTTACCTTTTGCGTAGCTCATTAACCACCTACCATAAAGGTATCAAAAGGAACAAACTTAATTGATGCGGTTTCTTCATCTTCGCCAGACGCTAGTTGAAACTGAAACTCATATTCTTGTTTTAAAGCAGGCGCTCTTGCTGCTACGTCAGGTTTTTTCATGGCTATGTAATATGCCAACCCAGAGACTAATGCAGGAACAAATCGTGGCGGGACAGAGGTAACATTCCCACCAATGCCAGAAGATAAACCATCAATGCCTTTTAACCTATAATACAACAACGTGTATGTAGTTGTTGTATCTGGAACAGGCCATAAAGTTACTTTGACTTCCGTTGGGAGCCTTTGGACGTAGATTTGGGTCGGCCTACCTTGCGTGTTTTTGTTTGTTTGCTGCGCGTAGGTTGCGACACTGATCCTTTCGAGCGCGGTGTCTGTTTGATTTGTGCCTGTGCCTGTCCTGACTTGATGCTCAATGATGTCAATCGTGTCAGAAGGTAACGTGTAAGTCGCTGTACCTGCCGTAATGGATACAGTACCAGATTCAATAGTGAAGAGATTAAGCCCACGGTTTTGCCACTCCAATGTTAAAATGTTAAGGCTCCTTCGAGCCGTTTTAAGATCATAGCCTGAACGCATTTCAAGACCTGCCCGTTCATAAGCTTCTTCAAATAGTTCTGGTAGGTCTGGTGTTACTACTGCCATGATAATTTCCTATGTAACTACACTTCTGTGTCGCTTGGTTTTCTTTGCAATTTTTTTAGGTTGAGCCACATACTGCTTGCCTGAAGCCTTGCCTCTTCTCTTTGCTCTTGAGGTAGCTGCATACTCACTGCTGCTAAGAGACTTAATAGCCGAAGAAGGTAAATACCGTTCACCAGTAGCATTAGGCCCTTGCGTAGACGGTTTGCCACTCTTGGTTCTCCACTTCTGCTTAGTCCATGCTTTAAGACTTTTTTGCGACTTTTTTAGCGCCATGTTGTTTCCTCAAGCTCTCCTTAGCTTTCTTTGCTATCCTTGCTTGCTCTGTTTTACCAGACACTTTGCTTCTCTGTTCCATCACCGTTAGTATCTGTATCTTACGAGCGTAAGGTTTATTTATCCTTTTTACCTTTGCTGCCGTTGCCCTTGCATCTGCGGGCGTGGCATATTTTATCCTTACCGTATCCTTCGGATTCTCATCAGTATAGAGCCTGCGTCCAGAACCTTTAGGTTTTTTTCCTGTTCCTTGTTTGGGATCTTTTCTTTTTGCCATACTCTTTAAACTTCTTATTTTTTAACAGGGTGCTTAAAGAATTAGCCTGCTTCTTGTGAAGCTTAGATGCTTTTTTAAGACCCTTAACAACTTTCTTTACTCTCTTCTCGTGCATTTATTTATAACCTCCCCCTGCTTTCTTGTAGGCAGAAGCAAGCATTTGTGCTTTTCTAGCAGACCACTGCCCAGGCGCTCCACCTTTTCCACCCGCTTTAATTCTATTAAACAG